GCTTACGTTCTTGTCCCCGCGTGATAGGCATTATTGCCCACCTATTCTCATTAGCATAGCAATGAACGCATCGCTATTCATTAATCCTGCAAAGACCAAACCACCTACCAGCATCCACTTTGCTTGAAACACGGCCTTTTTGACCTCGCTCATATCGCTGTGTAACTGGTCCACTTTTTCAACTATATGCTTTTGCTGGGTTTTCCATTCAGTGAACTCGACCTCGAGCTCGTGTATTGTCTTATCTGCCATGAACACCACCCCATTACCACGCTTTACAGGACCAGTATCTGGCGCTGAATTTGTCCTTTGCCGTATCACAGTTGTGACGAGCTCGGAAGTTTTTGCGTCGAGCGGGTTGGTCTTTTTTAATTGACATATTAGGGTCGCCAAAGCGGACAAGTTTAACTTGGTCACCCTTCTTTGCGAGGACGGCAGACTTTTTGGGTCCGTTAGGTGTGCGCTTGGGTTTGTTATAGCCACTGAACGTTTCCCCTCTATACTGCAATCGCCCGCTAGGGGTTCGCTTGACGTTTTTGGTTGTCGCCATTAGAACGAGTCTCCCCCGTTTTGAATGTAAATAAACTCCATTGACGCGGACACATTGAAGTCAACCGTCCCCGAAGAAGAAAACGCTCTCATTTCCAAGTCTGTTTTTTCTGTGAACTTTAACGGGTAAGTATAAAACTGTTCGTGTGCGCCATCTGTCAGGGTAAATCTTTCTTTTATCTGGAAGACTTCTCCGTATGGCCTAGCAACAAGACTAGCATTTAAGAGAGCTTTGGTGTTGGTAGAGGTTCCTGTGGATAAAGACATTTTTGTAAGGAATGCTGTATATCCTGCGGGAACTGTCCAAAGAGCCATCAATGTTTGGTTGTCGCCATCCCCATTTATGGTCAGGTAGATATTAGCTGGAACCCCAGATGTGACCGTACCTGTTCCTGCGTAAAGCGTGCCCGCGTTTGCGCCTCCACTACCTGCACTGCGAACAATGCCGCGATTTATCCGCAGATAAGATTTTGTGGTATTAACTGCTGTTTGCCCATTCAGCGTGACAACTTCGTTTATTTCGTTGTACTCGGCGTCTAAACCAAAAATTTCTACTGTTCTTGCACCAGTTCCTGCGGCAGTGTCGTCAGTTGAACTGCTTGATATAGTCATTACTGTGGCTGATGCGGGATAAGCGTATAAACCGCCTTGTTCCCAAATAGTTTCCTTGGTGGCTCCAACAACAGCGTTGTAGCCGAACTTAAAAATGGTTTTATGGAATGATATTTGCCCACGGGCAACTTGAAGCTCAAACGGCTCGGAAGTTCCAACGCGGGAGATAGAACTAATTTCGCGAGCCATCTGAGTTCCTCTTAATTATACTCTTTGCGAAGATACAAAATCACCGTGTAGGTATCGCCACCTGTGTGGCCTACCGTGGTGAAGTTGATATCTCCTGTTTTCCCCGCTCCAGCATTGTTGGTCAAGCCACCAAACTTGCAGTAGTCGTGGTCGCCTGACTGGTTTTCACCCAGCTCGATACAAAATTGGTCGGCAGTAGCATCCCAAAGGATTTGCACCTTCATGCCAATGCACTGCCACCAAATCTTTTCGATAACGACCCCCGTGCAAGGCGTGCCATCGGGCAACGGTTGCAAGGCGCTCACGTCAACTTTGGTTACACCAGATTCACCAGTGCCGTCGGAGATGTTTGTAAACTTCATGACGACCGTTTTAGGGCCGTCGATGAAAGTTTGGCTAGTGACTGCGTCCGCCATAAATTAGCCCTCCTTTTTAGTAGCCTCTTTTTTAACAGCAGGCTTAGGAGCAGGCTTCTTCTTAGGTTTCTGCTTGCTTCTTAGCTGACCCATTTTTCACCCTCCGTTAAGAAACGGTGGCTGAGAACGGGGTTGCTTCAGTGCCCGTAGCCGCGCCAACTACCCGTACAGACCACAGGTTTGAGGCGACATCTTGCAGTTCTACCGTTGCACCTTTGATACCACCCGTGGTGCTACCGTTGAAGGTGATGGTGTCGCTGTCGGCGGCAGTTTCAAAGATAGAAGCAGAAGCGTCCGAGTCGTTAGCCACAATCGCCACACCCGCCATGATGTCCGTAGCGTCAGCTACTTTGATGGTAGTGCTGTTGCTGGTGATAGTGGTTGCCACGAAAAACTTGTAGCTGTTACCCGAGCCCGTTGCGGCAGGCAGGGTGACCGCAATACCAGCGGCGCGGTCCAACAGGACAGTGCGGCCAGAGTGGTCAGCAGAAGTTGCAGAGAGAGTTGCGGCAGTTGCCGAAACGAGCGCGCCAGAACCAGTAACAAAGCCGTTGGTGGAAGTTACCGGACCTGAAAAAGTAGTCGATGCCATATTGTACCCCTTGCACAAGGTTTTGCCGCGCAGTCCGTGCAATGTCAGGTGGGCGACTACCTGTCTGCGTGGCTAAATGTTACGCCCTGATAGAACTATAATCAAAAAAGAAGGGAGGCACAAGCCTCCCTTCTCATTAGCATCGTTTCACGTGAAACAATCCTATTAAGCGCCCGGAGAACCGAACACGCAACGAGGATCGGACACGCCGAAGCTATAACGCTCGCGGGCTTTGTAGCGCACGTTGCCCGTCTCAAAATCGCCTTCCATAGACGTTTTGATGGGGCTACGCACAAAGTGCTTAAAGCCGTTGGGTGCGTCAGTCTTGATGAAGAACGCATCCGGATCGGTCAGGAAGTGGTTGACCACATAACCGTCAGGAAGCATACCCATGTTGCGGAGAGCGTTGATATCGTTATCCGCAGTGGACGGACGCAGGTTGGAAGCCATCAGGCGCTCAGCAACAAACTGAAGCTGGGGCGGGATGATGAGCTTACGACCTTGCAGAGCGATTTTCAGACCGCGCTCGTCGATGAAGGCCGCGATGTCAATCAACGCTTGCTCCAAGGACGTTTCATTGAGGTCTGCTGGAGTGCTGAGCTCGTTGCGGAAGTTACCGCCGCCCACAGTGGGGTGGTCGGTAGCGCAGAGCTCTTTACCGTCGCCGATCGGGAAGTTGCTGTCGAACGCATTGTTCAGCACAGCCGCCGCCTTGACCTGCTTGGTGTTCGCCATCGAGCGAGCCAGTGCACGGGTGTAACGCGAGCTGAGGCGGTCGTAGAGGTTATCCTCAACGGCTTCCTCGGTGATCGCGAACGCCAGAGCAATAGTCTCGTGCGTATAGCGAGCAGTGTACGCCTCGTTAGCAGAATCGTAAGAAACTGCCGCGCCTTCACCCTTAACAGGGGCTTGGCCGAAGCCTGCCAGCATCACCTCTTCTTCAAATGCGCGATCTGAAGTTTCGGTTTCAAAGATTTCGGCATGCTCATTGTCATACCGATCGTACTCCATACCGAACAGAGCGTTGAGTCCGGGCTCTAGTTCTTTAAGGAGCTGGGAGCGAGTAATAGCCATTTCCTATCTCCTTATACACCAGCACCCGTACCGTTAGCACCGTAACGATAGAAGTGGTTGTTGAGTTGGACAATCGCCAAACGACCAGCCACCGTTGCATCATCGCTGTTCGGGATATCCGCGAACCCAACGATACGCAGGTTAAGCGTGTTCGTGGTGTTTGCAGTGGACACTGCCAGCTCAGCAGACGACTTACCAGTCGTTGCGTCGCCAGAAGTAGCCGTTGCAAAGTTGGCGTTTGCGTGGACAAGTGCGTCTGCGGCGGCAGCATCACAGTTGATCAGGAAGAGCTGATCAGGGTGTGCGGCTACCAGTGCAGTTGCCTCAGTACCCGACTTTACAGCCGAGGTTCCAGGCCACTTGTTTGCAAAGGTTGGTTTTCCGTTCAGGTCGGTATAGTTACAACCGATGAACGCGCCCAGCAGAGGTACGGTTCCACCGTTGGCGTTACCTACAATATCGATCATACCATTCGCGAGAGGAATGACGGGAGTACCTTCATAGATTACACTGGAGGTCCCCGCCGTCGCGCTGGTCTGGATCGTGTAGGAAACAACACCATTGGTGTTAGCACCTGCACCGAGCATCTTGTACGGGCGAAGCCCGAAAGCGGCGTCTACGTTTGCCATTGCTCAGATCCTTTAGTTGTCTCCGGCTTTACCGCCGAAGGTGACACGAGATTGCCGTTCAGGTTTGCTGATCGGCATCGACGGATGTTGTTCCCGCATCAGATCATTGTCCACAGCAGTCATTTGGTCACGCGTCTGTTGACGGTAGTGGCTGTTGCGCTGTGCACGAGTTTCTAACGGGAATCTTGCTAGCACCAGACCACCAACACCAATCACGCCAGCATGTTTGCCATCCTGCACGGTCGGTACTTCAAAGTCTGGATACTCATCAGCGCGAACAAGTTCAAAGCCTTCGCGTAGGCGAGCGGATAGGTTCTTACGATCGTCGTAACCCATGACAGATTCACGAATCCAACGATGTATGAATCCCTCCGGAGGGGGCGGTGCGTCCAGTGTAGACGGGGGTTGCCACGGTTTAGCGCGGACTTCTTTTTCCCTTGTCTGGGAAGTGCGTGGGCTTCTATCAGTCATTTTGACCTTCCTCACGAATTCTGTTGCATGCGGAGCAGTTGCTTCGCGTATTGTTCATTAGTTATACCAAGTTTCCGAGCGATTGCAACCTGAGAAGGACTGAGTTTGATGGATTGTTTCCCACCACGAGTCCCGCCACGTTGCGCGCCTGCCACCGCAGGACCGCTCCGACCATTGGTATTACCACCTTTTTGACCGAACTTATGGGGGAACTCCCCACGAATGCGGCGGTCAAGCTCTTGGTAATAATCATCACCGTTAGGGTCATAACCCTCATTTTCCACAAGATTCTTGTGAATTGCAAATGCAGTGATAGTCATAGCCTCATCTGAGCCGAACCATTCATTGCGTTCTGCCCACTTTTCTGCCTTGGGGTCGGGGCGGCGTTGCTGTTGCGGCTGAGCCTGCGGCTGGGGCATCTGTTGCGGTACCATCTGCCGTTGCTGTGCCGCCAACGCCTGTTGTTGCTTGACGTATTGTAACCGCTCGCTGTGGCTAGC